CCATACACAGGTAATAAAGTTGTACAAGAGAGTGGTAGTGGTACTGGTGATATTACAGATATTAGAATAATATCAAATGGAAATAATTATCAATCTTTACCTACAGTTGCAGTAGATGATACAAATGGATCAAGTGCAGTTGTATATGCATACAGTACAGATATAGGTAGAGTGTTAGGAATGAAGATTGTAGAATCAGGTTCAGGTTATGAAGCATCTCCGTCACCACCTACATTATTATTACCAAGTTATATTATTATTTCAGGTGTTTCAGGTACATTTCAAGTTGGTGAAAATGTTACAGGTATTGATGCAACATCAACAGCAGTTTCAGCCACTGTTGTTTCATATACATCAGGTACAGGTATATTAAAAGTTTCTAGTCCAACAGGACAATTTGCTGAAAAATCAACAATCACATCTGCAGGTGGTGCAACAGCAACAGTTGAAAAAAATGATTTAGGTACAGCGACAGTGTCAATTGGAGCTGTTGTTGATACTACGGGTACTTATATTAACCAAGATGGTCACTTATCTGATGACTCAATGAAAATACAAGATAGTTTATATTACCAAGACTTCTCTTATGTAATTAAAGTGGGTCGTTCAATATCCGATTGGAGAGATAGTTTTAAAAAGACAGTACACACATCAGGTTTCTTTTTTTCTGGACAAGTTAATATAGAAACATCAGTAGATGCTAGATTAAGAAGATTCACTACAATTAATTCTAATGTTGAATATGAAGGTATACAAACTGTATTAAATACATTATTCTCAACAATCTTTGGAAGAAGATTAGGAACAACTACTGATGGAACAACTTTAAGAGTTAGTCCTCAATTAGGTGTTGATCCAGACTTTACTGATTCAACTAGTGAGCATTTCACATCAAATACTAGAGATGTCACTTTACATCAACATATAACTTTAATTGGTGCTGGTGGAATAATAAAAGAAGTAACGGATATTAGAAGTAATACAACAAAATTTGGTGTTCCTGTTGCGGGTCCTACTTTACATAGTATTAATAAATTAGTATTAGGGGAACATTTTGCTAATCGAATTACAATAGCTCAATTAAACGCTTTAACACTGACAGGAACAAAAAATAGTAATATTGACGGCGAACAAGTAATAATGGGAGATTTTCCATTTAAATTAAAAACTAATTTTGCGATACCAGCAGAAGTATGGCAAGTATCTAGTGATAGTTTTGATGAAGATAGAGATACTTTTGATGAAACTAATATAACTTTTGATGCTGCTTAAAAATTATTATAAATATAATAAGTAAAGGAATAAGAACGTGGCAAAACAAACAATTAATATCGGATCAACGGCAAATGATGGAACAGGTTCTACTATTAGAGCCGGTGGTGATATAGCAAACGATAACTTTAACGAAATTTATTCAGCGATCGGTACTGGATCAGCAATACAGTTTAATTTATCAGGTGTAGGAAGTGGCGACGGATTAATATATAATAACTCTAATTCCAGATATGAACCTAGTAGTCTTGTTATCACTACTACAAATACAAAAACACTTGAAAATAAAACTATCGCTTTAGGTAGTAATACAGTCTCAGGTACTACTGCTCAGTTTAACGCTGCCCTTTCAGATGGTTCTTTTACAACATTAGCAGGTTCTGAAGCACTAACAAATAAAACATTTAATACTACAAACACATTTCCAGCATTAAGTTTGTTAGACGAATCTTCAACAGCAGGTACAGTATCTTTAGGAGGTACATTACGAATTAATGGTGATGCAAGTATAGCAGCTGCTGTGTCAGGTAGTACATTTACTATCTCTTTACAGTCAGGTATAGACGCAGCGAAAATCGCTGATGGTTCTATATCAAATACAGAATTTCAACATCTAAATGGAGTAACGTCAAATATACAAACTCAAATTACTGCAATATCTGGAGGATTATCAACTATTGCCTCGGCAATTGCATTAGGATAGTTTGAAAACTAGTATAAATATGAATAAGGAAAGATAAAAATGCCAGCAATAATAACAAACAAATTTAGAATACATAACGCAGAAAAATTTACAACTGCATTAACGGGTTCTTCAAATGTCTTTTATTTAGGAATAGGTAGACCTCAAGCGTTTACTACTTCTACTAGACCAGATGCTCGTACAGATAACGAAGGATCTGATGTAGCTCCATTAACACCCGCAGATTCTATACAAGAAGAATTTTATACTTTTGATGATTTACTTGCAGCAAAAAAAGTTACATCAACAGATATATCATATGTTGTTCCAAGAAGAAATTGGACAACAGGTACAACTTACGATTATTACAGACACGATTACGGAAACAGAATTACAGGTACAACAACTACACAAACAGCAAATAGTGGGGCAACTTCTTTATGGGACGCTACTTACTATGTTGTTACAGATGATTACAATGTTTACAAATGTATAGATAATGGTGGTAATTCTGCTTCAACAGTAAAACCAACTGGAACACTTTCTACTATCATAACTACTGGTGATGATTATAAATGGAAATATATGTACACACTATCTGCTTCACAACAAGTTAATTTTTTATCTACTGACTTTATGGCAGTGGCAACAAATTCAACAGTATCATCTGCCGCAGTAGATGGTGCGATCAATAATATAAAAATTAAAACTGCTGGTTCTGGTGGTACTAACGGTACACACGCAAGTGTTGCTATTAGAGGTGATGGATCAAGTGGTGTATGTTCAGTAACTATTGCTGGTGGCGCAGTAACTGCAGTCACAGTAACTGCCGCAGGTTCAGGTTATACATATGGTTATGTTAGAGTAGCAGATATTAATTCTGCTGGTGGTGGTTCTTTAAGCGGATCTGAATTAGATTGTATTATTGAGCCAAAAGGTGGACACGGATTTAATGCAGTAGAAGAATTAGGTGGTTTTTATATAATGTTAAACACTAACTTTGAAGGTGCAGAAACTTCAAATTCAGGTGATTTTACAACTGCAAACGATTTTAGAAAAATAGCTTTATTGAGAGATCCAAAATCAGGTGGTTCAGCTGCATCGGCATCAACTTTAAGAGGATCAAAGGCAGTTTTATTAACAGGTACGCCAGGATCTTTTCAAGTTGACGAAGAAATAAATCAAGCATCAACTGGCGCAGTTGGTAAAGTTGTAGAATATGACTCAACAAATAAAATTTTATACTACATACAAACTAGATTTAACGATCAAGGTGTAGATGCAAATGGTAATCTAACAGCGTTTTCAGGTGCAAATGCTATTACAGGTCAAACTTCAAGTGCTGCTGGTACACCATCAACTTCATCAAGTACGGTTGATAATGTAGCATTTACAAGTGGTTATAATTCAGGTGAGATTGATGCAGATACTGGTGATGTAATATATATTGAAAATAGATCACCAATAACAAGAGCTTCAGATCAAACTGAAAACGTAAAATTGATAATTGAATTTTAGAGGGAAATAAATGCCAAGTCCAACAGACTTTAACCTCTCGCCATATTATGATGACTTTACGGAAAGTAAAAAGTTTCATAGAATACTTTTCAGACCGTCATTTGCAGTTCAAGCGAGAGAATTAACACAGTCACAAACACAATTACAAAACCAGATCGAAAGAGTATCTGATCATCTTTTTGATAAAGGTGCAATGATTATTCCAGGCGAGATTGGTTATGACTTGGATTACTATGCCGTTAAGTTAACAAGTTTAGGTTCAGGTAATACACTAGCGCAATTTACAAATGGTACAGTTTTAACAGGTGGTTCTTCAGGTGTTAAAGCAGAAGTTGTAAATACAGCAGCGACAGATGGTACTGATCCAGATACTTTATTTGTAAAATATAGAGATAGTGGTACATCTAAAACAGCAACATCTTTTTCAAACGGAGAAACAATTACTGGAACAAATAGTGCCAGTGTTTCATTATCTGCTGTTGTTAATTCAACTGCCACAGGTTGTGCAGCAGAAGTACAAGAAGGTGTTTATTATATTAATGGATTTCACGTTCAAGTTACAAACCAAACTATAATACTAGACAAATATACTAACACTCCTAGTTATAGAGTAGGTATGACAGTTACAGAATCTTTTGTAACTCCAAATGATGATACAAGTTTAAATGATAATGCCGCAGGTTCTTCAAACGCAAATGCGCCAGGCGCTCACAGATTTAAAATTGATTTAACATTAGCCAAAAAGACATTAACATCTACTGAAGATTCAAACTTTGTAGAATTGTTAAGACTATCAAATGGTATATTACAAAATAGAGTTAGAACAACTGAATATGCTGTATTAGAAGATACGTTTGCTAGAAGAACATATGACGAATCAGGTGATTACACAGTAAAACAATTTGAAATTGATGTTAGAGAACACTTAAAAAATACAGGTAGTTCAGATGCAGATATTGTAAGAGGTATTTTTACTTCAGGTAATGGTGGTGATTCAACTAAACTTGCTATTGGTTTATCACCAGGTAAGGCATATATTAAAGGTTATGAAATAGAAAAATTAGCGACATCATATATTCCAGTTGATAAGGCTAGAGATTTTGATACTCAAAATGCTTTTCAAACAAGATTTGACGTAGGTAACTTTGTAAATGTTACAAACGTTTATGGACAACCTGATACAACTTTTGTATCTGGTGAAACAGAAGCATTTAAAAGAATTAATTTTTATAGTGAAGCAACAAGTGCACGTGGTACAGAAAATGCTAGTTCAGAATCAAGTATTAATACAATCGGTAGAGCAAAGTCCAGAGGTTTTGAATACACATCTGGTACAGCAACATCAAACATATTTGTAAGTTCAAGTTTAACATCAGCAATATACAGACATTATATGTTTGATATTAATATGTTTACACACTTGAACATAACTAGTGCTCAAACATTCACAACTGGTGAAGTAATTACAGGTGGTACTTCAGGTGCGACAGGTACTTTAGAATCAATATCTACTACTGAAACAACTGCTGTTTCTGGTATATCAACAGCAAGTCCAGGTGTTGCTACATCAACAGCACATAATTTAAAAGAAGGACAACAAATTAAATTTAGCGCTATCAATGCTGCTAACAATTCTACAGCAATGACAACTAGTCAAATATTTACTGTTAGAAACCCTGCTACAAATACTTTTGAATTATATGAAAGTGATGGTACAACTGCTACAAATATTACAGCATTTACTTCAGCGGGTAATGCTTTACACGGTGTTGTTATTTTATCAAGTGTTAATGGTGACTTTGTTGCTGGTGAAACAATTACTGGTGGTACATCAACTAATACAGCAGTCATACAATCTGACGCAGTAGGATTAAAAGGTGTTACAAGTTTTGACTTTCCACAAGTTAAACAAATTGGTATGGCAGGTTCGCCTACTTACACAGCAGATACTGCACTCGATGCAACAAATGGATCAAATCTCACATTAACTGGTACACTATCAATCGCAAATAGTGGTACAGCAGTTTCAGGTTTCAATACAAGATTTACAGAAGAATTATTAATAGGTGATTCAATCTCATTTACTACAGATGGTGGTACTACTTTAACTAGAATAGTTGAGGCTATAATTAGTAATACTTCTCTAACATTATCTGCCGCTGTTGGTGGTAGTGATGTATCAACAAAAACTATTGCAACAAGAAGAAGAGCAATTATACAATCACCAGAAAAAAATGTTTCTATATTTAAGTTACCATATGAAAATATTAAAACTTTAAAAACGACTGCAAACGGTGGTTTAACAGATACAAGTTACAGCGCAAGAAGACAAGAAGTTGTAAATTTATCAGGTGGTTCTGAAACAATTACTGCTGGAACAAACGAAATATTCCCTAGTTTAGATGAAGGTGACTATACAGTTTCAGTTATGTCAGCAAGTGGAAGTGCTGTTGTTGGTGATGTATTAAGTTTAAGTGGAAATAACCACGAAGGAGGTGCGATCTTTACTTTAGGTGGTTCTCCTACAGGTAAACAGTTAACTTTAGATTTTGGTTCAAATTATGGAAGTGCAAAACTAAAAGTAACGTTTACTGTAAATAAATCAAGTACAGCTGCTAACTCAAAAACAAAAACTCTAAATGAAGATCAAACATTACAAGTTTCTACTTTAGCAGCAATTACAAAACAAGGTGGTATTAGTTTAGGTAAAGCTGATATTTACAAATTAAATGCAGTTTATATGTCAGCAGATTTTTCTACTAACGCAACTTCAAGTAATACAAATATTACAACTAGATTTGAGTTAGACAATGGACAAAGAGATAACTTCTATGACATTGGTAGAATAAAATTAAAAACAGGTGAGTTAACTCCAACAGGTAGAATATTAATTGACTTTGATTATTTCACACACGGTGCTGGAGATTACTTTGATGTAGATTCATATTCAGGTGTTATTGATTACGAAAATATACCACATTATACATCAGATACAACTGGTGAAGTATATCAGTTAAGAGATAGTTTAGATTTTAGACCTAGAGTAGGTGCGTCATCAACAATTAATTCAGGTGGACAAGATAGAAAATGGCAAACTACTGATAGTGCTTTAGATACAGAGGCATCAACAGTAAACATAGTTAAATTTGAATCAAATGTAACAACTGACCACGAATTTTATTTACAAAGAGTAGATAAAATCTTTTTAGATAAAGAAGGTAACTTTAAAGTATTAAAAGGTTCAAGTGCATTAAATCCAGAAATTCCTGGAATATTAGACAATGCAATGCACTTATATACTTTGTTTATTCCAGCATATACATTAGATATTGCTGATGTAGGTATTGAAGCAGTTGATAATCGAAGATATACAATGAGAGATATTGGTCGATTAGAAAAAAGAATAGAAAACGTTGAATATTATACTCAACTTTCTTTACTAGAATCATCTGCACAATCTTTACAAATACAAGACGCAGATGGATTTGATAGATTTAAAAACGGATTTATTGTAGATAACTTTACAGGTCACGGTATAGGTGATGCTGGTAATTTAGATTACAAAGTTGCTATGGATTATGCGAGAGGTGAAATGCGACCAACATTCCACGAAGACGCAATACAATTAATTGAAAGAGATGATGATGGTACTGCAATAGTTGCCGCTGATAGAACAGCAGCAAATTATCAAAAGACTGGTGATCTAATTACTCTACCATACACAGAGTCAACTTTAATAGATCAACCATATGCAAGTAAAACTGTTAATGTCAACCCATTTGGTATCTTTACTTTCATTGGTTCAATCGCTTTAACTCCAACAAGTGATGAATGGAAAGAAACTGAAAGAGCACCAGAGTTAGTAATTAATAATGATGATGGTACTTGGGATACTTTAGTTAAAGAATCAGGTAATCCAAATTTACAATCAGTAGAATTAGGTACAATTTGGAACGAATGGCAAAATCATTGGACAGGTGTATCAACATCTAATAGTACAGAACAATACGAAGAAAGACACGGTCACGGTTGGAGAGTGATGCAACGTGATATTCAAACTACTAGAAGAACGGGTACAAAAACAAGAACAGGTATTAGACAAGTATTAGTTCCTAAAACAGTTACACAAAATATAGGTGATAGAGTTATATCAATAGCATTTGTACCATTTATTAGAAGTAGAGATGTATCATTTAGCGCAACAAGATTAAAACCAAATACAAGAGTTTATCCTTTCTTTGATACAGAAAATATTTCTGCATACATTACACCAACAGGTGGTAATGCTGGTGATCCAATATTAACAGATTCAAACGGAGCAGTTTCAGGTACTTTCGCAATTCCTGATCCAAAAGTTAACGCAAATCCTAGATGGAGAACAGGTCAAAGAGTATTCAGATTGACAAGTTCATCTACAAATGATTTAACTTCTGCACCAGAAACAGCAGCGAATACTGAATATGTTGCAACAGGTACTATCGAAACAGTACAAAATACAATTATTTCAACAAGAACAGCAGGCGTAGAATTTAGAGCGACAAATGAAACAGAAGCAGTTACACAAACAAGTGTTCAAAGAGGTGCTTCACGTCAAACAGGTTACCACGATCCTTTGGCAGAAACATTTATGATAGATGATGAGGGCGGTGTATTCTTAACTTCAATAGATATTTACTTTAGTTCAAAAGACGCAAATATTCCAGTAACTTTACAAATAAGAAATACTGTAAACGGTTATCCTGGACAACAAATATTACCTTTCGCTGAAAAAACTTTAAATCCAGGTTCTGTAAACACAAGTACAGATGGTACAACAGCAACTACATTTACTTTTGATAGTCCAGTTTATGTACAAGAAAATACAGAATACGCTTTTGTCTTAATGGCAAACTCTACTGATTACAATGTATATGTAGCAAGATTGGGTGATACTGCTTTAGATTCAGATAGAACAATCTCACAACAACCATATGCTGGTGTATTCTTTAAATCTCAAAATGGTGTTACTTGGTCAGCAGATCAAAACGAAGATATTAAGTTTAAAATTAAAAGAGCAGAATTTAGTAATGTCACAGGTACAGTTACATTAACAAACGATACTTTGGCTAGTAGAACATTAGCAACTAATCCGATCAGAACAGCAAGTGATAGTACAGGTATATTGACTATATCACACCCTAATCACGGAATGCATGGTACATCTAATAATGTTACAATTGCTGGTGTTGCGTCTGGTACTTATAATGGTATAAACGCAAATCAAATCAATGGTACTTATACAGCAATAGGAAATGTTACTTTAGATAGTTACACACTTAACCCTGCAAATAATTCTAGTTATTCAGATTCAATTGCTGTTGCAACAAGTGCAGGTGATATAGGCGGTTCTGCAGTAACTGCAACACAAAATAGAACATTTGACGTATTAAACTTGGCGGGTGTTCAAACAATGCAATTACCTGGAACAGATATTAATTACTACATTAGACCTACAACAGGTAAATCAATTCACGGATCAGAATCAGAATTTAGTTTAACATCAAATACAAACAAACTTTCAGTTGTTAATAATGATAATATATACTTTACAGCACCAAACGCTGTAATGAGTGAAATAAACGAAACAAACGAAATGTCAGGTAATAAATCTTTCTGGACAATATTAGAGTTCTCAACAACAAATACTAAATTGTCACCTGTATTAGATACACAAAGAATGAGTGCCTTTACAATTTCAAATAGATTAAATAATCCTACTAATAGTAATACACCTAGTTATGTTGCAGATACAGCGAATACAGGTACATCATCAGCAGCAGTTTATTTAACTAAATCAATCAATTTGGAAAATACTTCTACTTCTTTAGATGTTAGATTATCTCAAAATGTAAGATCAAGCTCAAATGTTAAAGTTTACTTTAGAGTATCTGGACCTGATGAAGTAAGAAATATAGAAGATTTAAATTGGGTACCATTTAATAGTGACGGAAGTGAAGACACAACTGTTACTCCTGCTGAAGACGATACAACATTTAAAGAATACAAATATTCAGCTAGTGACATACACGACTTTACAAGTTTCCAAATTAAAATTGTATTAACAGGAACAGTTTCTTCATATCCACCAATTGTAAAAGATATGAGAGCAATAGCATTGGCAGTATAATGGCAAGATTAAAAGTACACGGTTATGAAAATTTAGTAAGAGATACAAGATCAAATGGTATTGTACACACAAATACAACAGAATATAGTTTGTATATGGCGAGAGTGAGAGCGAGAGAGAAACAAGGTGATGAGATAAGAAGTGCTGTAAAAGAAATAAATAATTTAAAAGCAGAATTAAGAGAAATCAAAGACTTAATTAAGGGAGTAGTAAACAAGTAAAATGGCAATACGAAGTGTAGCAACATCTGATACTTTAGAAACGTTTAGAACAACGTTTAATACAGTAGGTACTGACATAGGTGATTTAACTAGTTTAAATACTACTCATAAATCTACTATTGTTGGTGCTGTTAATGAAGCATTAAGTGCGACATTTACATTTACCTTAAGAGATGAAAGTTCAACTACACAAGTTATTCAAGGTAACGATACTCTAAACGTTGTAGGTTCAGGAGGTATTGCGGCTACAGTATCTGCAACTGACACTTTAACTATATCTTTAGATTCTACAATTAGTGGTTTGACTAGTTTTTCTAGTGCATCAATTAACGCTACTTCAACATTAACAGAAAATAATGTTAGAGTTGCAACAAAACCTTTTGCGATTGCTCAAGCGATAGCATTAGGGTAAACAATTTTATAACTAAATATAGTTATAAAAATTATAAAAAAGTACATTATTCGTATAAGACCGATAACAATTAATGTATAAATAGTAATATATCGGTCGATATGACTAACAAAAAAATAGGTTAACAATGGCTAACGATTTTAAAAGACAAGTAAAAGCAGATGTAGGCACATCAACAGGTGCTTCGGCAGATGCGGTATATTCAGTTCCTGCTGGGGCTGGTTCATCTGCACTAGAATCAATCGTTATCGGCATTTCAGTTTGTAATAAAAACGCTTCCGAAAGAACAGTTGGATTATTTTTAGATAACTACGATGGATCTAATGATGGTTACATTGTAAAAGCTTTAAAAGTTCCAGGAAATACTACAGTTGAAATTATGTCAGGTAACAAAATAGTTTTACAAAACAGTGGATCAGCAGGTGATGTATTAAGAGCAGAGGCTTCTGCTGGATCATCAATAGATGTTGTTTTATCAGTTTTAGAAGACGTGTAAACATAAATATAGAATAAGAGAATAAAATGGTAAGATACATTCAACCAAAAGACAGACCAACTGAAATAAATGTAAGGTCTGCGACAGGCGATGGGTCAACTACAGGTTTTACAGTTACTCAAAATTCAACTGTAAATAAAGTCTTGGTTGAACTGAATGGCGTTACTCAAAAGCCAACAACAGATTATACTATTTCTGGTACGACTTTGACTTTTGGGACTGCACCCGCGGCTAGTGATGTTATAGTGATAAGGGAATTACCAATTTAAGGAAAATATAAATGACACAAATTAGAGAATCAAACATTTTAGGAGCTTTAGTAACAACTCTTAAAGACGTGTCAAGTGATACTACACCGCAATTAGGTGGTAATTTAGATTTAAATTCAAAAAATATAACAGGTACTGGTAATATTACTATTACAGGTATTGTTACTCCAACTAGTATTGGGGCGACAAATTTAAGTGGTAATTTAACCTTAAATAGTAATGATATTACAGGCACAGGAAATATAAATATAACAGGTGATTTAGATGTATCTAACGATATTCAATGTGATTCACTGGGAATAGGTACTGCACCGTCAGGAACGAGTGGTGAGATAAGAGCAACAAATGATGTAACTGCTTTTTATTCTTC